CTGTAACGACTAGAACCACCTGAGAAAGGTGAGCCGCCCATCATTCGAACAGGTTTACATCCAAATGGACTATTTTTATTAGCCATCTAAATACTCCTATTTAAAGCTGTTACTTTTTGCCAAAAGTAACATTGGAATCCCTTTTAGAGTCATACTTTACATACCTACTATCACTTCGAGCCTCATTGAAAATATTATTATCTAAAGCCTCTTTTTTAAGTTGGTTTTGATGCTCATAATAAGCGTTTCTCTCATCACGAGTTTCAACAGGTATTTTCGCTAAAAGCAATCCCTCATTATATACATAACCAGCATTTCTACCTTCATCAGCTACAGGTAAAGTAAAATCACTTGGTAAGTCAGTGCCTCTTACAAGTTCCCAACCTTCTCTCATTCTTCTACTCACATTAGCTTTATCCTCTTGACCTAACATGGATTCCCTTATCCAACGATATGTGTATCCTTCAGGTGGCGGAGGAGTATCAAGTTTCCTTACTGGTTCCCAAGGTTTTCTACGAGAGTTATTTGCGTGATTCTCGGACTCACGACTCTTTCTGGATTGTGAACTATTTACTTTATCTTCCATTATTTTGCCTCCCTTTGAGCAATTTTTTGTTTTTCTTTTGCAACGGATTTCAACCATGCCTCTTCAGACATATTATGTGGTTTTAACCCTCTAAGACGCTCAACTTCTGATTTAGTAAAAGTTACACCGTTCTTTTTGCTATGTGTTTTTTGACGACCTCCAACTGAGGCGGAGGCAACTCTTTGCACAGGGGGTTGACTCTCACTTTTATCGTCATTATCTGATCTTAGATCAGGATAAACTTTATAAACTCTACTGTCTAGTTCGTTGTAGTATTCTTTTGAATCTGCCTCATAGCCTTCGTTAATTAAAGCGTTGTGAGTAAAATATGCGAACTGAGAGGCTTGTATATTGTTTTCATCACTTAAATCACCATACCAAGAGTTTTTTTCGTGCCATTTGATAGCCTCTTTTGTAGGTTGTGGTTGTGGTTGATATTGTGTTTGTGTTACTGGTTGTTCTTGTTCCTGTTTTGGCTCAGTTTCAACTTTTTGTTTTGCAACTCTAATTTTTTCTTTTTCTATTGCAAGTTCACTTTTTAAAGTATCTGCTTTCGAAATTAACTCTGCATCATTTGATTCTATCGCCTTTTTATATATTTCATCAGCTTGAATTTGTTTGGCATTGTGTGCCTCTTCTTGTCTGGTCAAAGCCTCACTTCTTGATGCTAATACTTGATCGTAATAACTTTTTGCCTCTTGAGTTTTAGCTGCTAACTCATCCTGCAATTTTGCAACCCTCTGTTCAGCTGCCATAATCTGTTGATTTTTTTTATTTATTCTTTTCTGAATATTTTTGCTTTCTTTTGTTAAATCTTCTTCAGTAGTTACTGTAGGTTCAACACTTTCAGATTCTACTACCTCTACCTCAATTTGATCGCTTTCTTGCACATCAACTTGTGTATTTTCTTGTTCACTCATCATAAACTCACTATGTCGTCTGGATCGAGTATGGTGGCTATTACCTCATCATCGTTGATGATTCTTACCTCTGCACCATCCTCAAGTTTAAACCTAGAGCCAGAGTAACGCCCAATTAAAACCCATTGTTTTTCTTTACACCAAGGCTTGTCGCCAAATCTATTTGTATCGTTATAACACTGAGGGCCTTGCTTTACTACATAAGCTACTACTGTTGCAAGTGCCTCTCTGTTAACTGTTTCTTTTGCTAAATGTATGCCGCCTTTTGTTCGTGCTTTTCCTGCATAGGGTAAAACCAACATACGCCACCCTGTAGGTTCTGGCATACGGTCTAATAAAGATTTATTAAGTAATGCTGGATCTAATACTCTATCTTCTTCTTTGATATAGGTTTCAGCTATCTTATTTGGTTCTGTCATTGTTTAAAAATATCAGCTATTTCGTTTTGAATATAGTATAAAGCAGAAAGTTCGCCTTGCAAATATTTATAATGTTCTATATCTTTCAAACCGCCAGACATTAAAGTTTCTTGAATTTGGTTTTCTCGAACCTCAATAGACTTTTTAATCTTGCTAACTAAATCTATTTCATCCATTAACTTTTCTTTTTAGGTCTGCCTCTTTTTTTTGCTGTAGGTTTTTTTGCAACAGTCTTTTTCTTTACAGGTTTTTTGGTAGGTTTATCAACAGGTTCATCAACGATACCTTTTTCTATTCTTGCCATTTTTTTAGCTATTCTTTCTTCATTAGCTTGGCGTTTTTTATCTTCCAGTTCGAGTTTTGCTTTTAATTCTTCAGCCTCTCTAATACGGTCTAATTTTTTTTGTGCTTTAAGTTCTTTAACTGCTTGTAATTTATAAGATGTTGTCATTTGTTCCCCTTAAATTTTTGCTCTAGTTCAATAAGTTTTAAATCTGCATTTTGTTTTAATCTGTCAATAGCAACTTTTAGTTTATCATTAGCTATAGTTTTTTGCACATCCAAGCGCCTTTCTTGTAGATTTGCATCAAGTAATTTTTCTTGCGCTCTTTGTTCTTGTTTGGCTATAAATTGATCTTGATCCATGTCAAGTTCTTTATCTCTTAAATCTAATTCTTGTTTTCTTATGTCAACCAACGGATCTTCGCTACCACCCATGCCTATTGATTGTAAAAATTCATTTGTAAGTTCTGCCATAATAGGTGAACTAAATTGATCTAATATCATCTGTATTTCTTGTTGTATTACCATAGCCTCTTGCGGTGATACAGTTTGCATTTGTGCTTGTACCTCTTGGATTCTCACTTGCACTTCCTCTGGTATTTGAGTCTGTGCAACTTGTGAAGATAAAAATTGTAGATGTTGCATACAATGACTTATAATCATCGTTTGTATTTGTGGGTTTTCTTTAACAACATTTGTTAAAAATAAACTTGCATGAGTTTGTAAATGAGCCTCATGGTTTTGATTTTCAAACGCTTGAGCAGGTTGTCCCATCATTAAACCAGCATTTTCAATACCTGCATCTATTGGTTTTGGTGTTAAATCAGGAGGTGGTTGTAAGAGTGAATCAACATTGTCAACGCCTAATGCACCATACATTCTACGATAAGCCTCATAAATACCGTAAGGCCCATGAACTTGTGGATCAGATTTGACCATCATTAATAACTCTTGCGCCAGTGTAACTCTTTGACTTTGAGAAAAAATATTTGGATCCGATACAGGTATAATATCAACCCTATCGTCAAAATCAGTAAGTTTAATTTCACTTGAACCACTGCCAACTGCAAATTCATAAACAGGTGGTAAAAAATCTCTAAATACTTTTGCTAATAAATTAAATTCTAATTTTTGAGCATAATGCAATCTTTTGTGAATTGCAGACATAACTTTTGTGCCGCGTTCTAGTAAAGCCACTGTTGTGCCAACAGGCATAGCCTGATTCATATCACCAATATTCATATCAGCTATTGCAGCAAATCTTTTACCTGAATCTACCAACAAACCTAATAATTGCATGAGTACGCTACTAGGTTCTTTAATTGGTAATGGTATAAGATTTTCTCTTAACGATCCGCCTGTAGTGTCAATATCTCTAAATTCGCCAGGTTGTAAAGGATCATCTTCATCTCTTATCCTCATACCTCTTGCTTTAAAACCAGCTGGAAGATTTGCTAATGTACCTGCATCAATAAGTTGGCGTAATATAGATGTTGATGCTTTTGATAGTCCACCAATCATGTGCGATAAACCTAACCCATAAAAACCTAAACCAGGTAAAAACTTGTATTGAACAAAGTAATTTATTTTGTTTTTAAGTGGATCACCTTCAATGTAGTTTCTCCTTATCGATAAAACTTTTTCGCTTGTTTCATCTATCGTAACTATATAAGGTAGTTTTAATCCTGTTGGATTGCCGCCCATGTCCAAGTCCTCAAAACCTTCAATATCTAAAACAGTATGTATTTCGTAAATAACTCGGTTTCTATCTTCACCGTAACTTGGTTGAACACCTTGAATATCATCAATAGCCTCCTCTATATCTGATTGATCCATACCATAACTACCTGATTTTATGTCAACATCTGCGTAAAAACCGCTTAACTGTTGCTTTTTAACTTCATTGGTTGACATATTGATTACATGAGTAATTCTTTCAGCAGTGCTTATATCTGGTGCCTCATAAGGTACTATCAAATCCTCTGGTGGTACAAATTTTGAAACTGCTCTACCTAAAACAAAGTCATAGTATATTTTTTTAAATGCTGAACCTGCTAATGGTAGATAAAATAATAGTTGATCTAATTCAGGATCATATTCTTGCATCACATTCATTATGTAATAATTCATAAATTCTTGTACTCTTTCAGCTTGATCCTCATATTCAGCTGTCCTTGCACCTATTATTTCAGTCTTTACAGGCCCTTTAGCAGGTAACATTTCTTTATATGCTTGAGCCTGAAACTGTGTAACCGCCTCTGCAAGTATTGGATGTATTACACCGCTAGAACCCTCAAAAGGTTGTGATCTTGAATCATCAAATTTCATGCCTAAATATTTAAGTCCATCCGTGTAAGTTTTTTCCCACTCAGATCTTGATTCTTTATCTTGTTTAATAGATTTTATTAAATCATTAGAAATTTTAGATAATATATTTTCATCAATCATTTCAACTAAATTTGTGTTGAAATCCATAATTGGTGGTAGATCTTCTTGTATTTCACCATCTACTAATAAATTTTCTTCATCAATCAGTATCTCTGCTGCATTTTTGATTTGTTCACCTCGAGTTTCTTCAGGTATGATTTCTACAGTCGTGCTTTGATTTTTAATATCAGGACTATTCTCTGCGTCAAGTTTTTTTTCAACTGCCATAATTATTAGTGTATCACTTTTGGTCTTAGATTCACTTCTTCTTCACTTAGATCTATTAAATCTGTCAATTCGCCTTGAACTTTTAGTCCTTGAGATTCAGCTATTAGTAAAGCATTTTTAAATGAAGAGGCATGAATATCAGGCCCTACATATTCATTGCCATCATGGATAAAAGTTGTAACAAAAATTTTCATTAATAATAAACTGTCCTATTGCGTTTTAGTAATTTTACCTCATCTTGGTAATCCTCGTATAGTGAAACAAAACCGCCTTGTCTAAAACGCATTAAAGCCATAGTTGCGCTATCACAATAATCATCGAAATCACCATAAGGAAAGGCTGCCATTTCCTCTATAACCTCATCAGCAAAATCATGTTCAGGTGCAAACACCATTCCTGATTCAAACATCGGTGCAACACTATTCATTCTTGCTATTTTATCTTGACCTCTGCTTGGCGTGTAAGCGGTAACAGGTATTCCCATTCTTCTTAATTCGTGTGTCAAAGGAGTTCCTGATGCTTTTGCCTCAATCAAAACACAGTCAGGATCCCAATATCTATACTCTTCTAAAGCTAATCTTTTTAACTCAGGAAAGTCGCATCTTACTCTTTTTGCATCTAATAATATTATGGAGTCTGGCATTTCATCACCTAAATTAAAAATCGCCCATGTTGTAATAGCTGAGTAGTCTGCTGTTTCTTTTTTTGAAAAAGCGGTGTCATAGCTTTGAATTACATAGCTGTAATTAGGTACCACATCATCCCATCTACGCCACCACTCTCGTTTTACTATTGATCCCTCTTCAGCTGTTGGGTTTTGCATCCATTGACTATTCCATTTGGCTATAGGCAAAGATGCTTTCACACCTAACAATTCTTCTTTTTTCCAAAATTCAGGCCATAAAGGTTTTTCTGTTTCAGGTAAAATTGCAGGAAACTCAATCACATCCCATTTATCTGCATTTTCATCGTTTTGTTTTTTCAGCAACTTGCCTACTAAATCTTTTGTACTCCACCGAGTCATAACTATTACGATAATACCGCCAGGTTGTAAACGCTGACGAGGGCCTGATGTGAACCATTCATAGCACGATTCCATGGCTTTTGGAGATAGAGCGTCTTGCTCTGAAATAGGATCATCTATTATCAAAAGATCTGCACCACGACCTGTTATAGCACCCCCCACACCTGCTGCAAAAAACTCACCCTCTTGGTTGCTAGTCCAACGACCTGCGCTTTTATTATCTGCTTGAAGTTTTAATTCTGGAAATATATGTTGATAATCATCACTATCTATAATATTTCTAACTTTTCTACCGAAACGAACAGCAAGTTCAGCTGTGTGTGTTGTTTGAATAATTTTTAAATCACCTCTTTTTCCCATCATCCAAGCAGGAAAAAAAGTTGATGCAAATTCAGATTTAGTGTGTCTAGGTGGTAAACAAACTATTAAACGCTTACATTTGCCTTTAGCTATTTGGTTAAATTTATCAGCTATTATTTTGTGGTGTTTTCCCTCAATAAATTCAGGCCACATAAATTTGATGAATGAAATGAAATCTTTTTGACAAGAATCTTGTTTATCGAGTTGATCATATTTTTGCATAAGAGCAACAGCCTCGGCTTTGTCTTGCTCTGATAATATGTCAAAATCTTTAAATGATAATTTGGTCATAATCTTAGGCGGAAAGAGCGATTAGGTAGCGACATAGTAACCGCTCAATCCTAAGTGCAAAAGCACCTAATTAGAGTATAATCTAAATTCTTCAATTTGATTAAATATCTGTCCAATCTTTACCCTCAAAAAGTAAAGCCTCTGCCTCTCTTCTTCTAACTAAACCTTGTAAAACTTGACCACCAGCTTTATTCCATCTTTTTATTTCATTTGGCACTTGTTCAAAATCTTTATTGTTTAACACTTTTAACATGGTGCTGTTTTTTAGATTTGTAGGCCCTAAGTTGTATGTCCATGAAACTAAGGCATCTATTTGACACTGTTCTAAATCTACTTCTACTGCATTTTCAACATACTCACAATATTCATCAAGTTCATTTAATAACATATTGTCTGCCTGTTCTTTGGATATTGTCATACCTTCTTTTACATTTTTAGTATGACCGTATCCTATTGTCCATACTCCAACAGCGTCTTTATATGACTCTAATTCACATCCCTCAAACTTTTTAATTAAAGATATGCCTTCATTTGATATATTCATATTAACCCCACACTTTTGTTTTTTTCCCACCATCATAGTCAACAGCAAGATTATTTTTTTTAAGAAGTTCTGCAACATTGCCTTTATCACAAAAAACATCTCCTAAAACTCTTCCATATTTGTCAGTCCCATAGGATTTAAGTGTTATATCGCCAACTAACCACTCTTTTAATTTAGCCTTTGCAAGTAACCCTAATTCTTTTTCTTTTGCTCTTTCTGGATATTTTTTTATGTTGATTCGTGATTCTGGAACATCGATTTTGGCGATCCTTACTGCCCTGTTATGCAGTTGAACTGAAAAACCAAGGTCTATTGTTTCTAATCTAATTGTATCTCCGTCAGTTACAGACTTTAGTTTGCATTTGTAAACAAAACTATCTGGTATCTTACTCATTATTTGTAACTGTTACTTGTCTATAATATACAACGACATCTTTTAACTCTGTTATATATCTTTTTATTTCTTGCATATTGTAAGCCATGACTTCGTAATCAGGTATAGTCATAGCTAAAAACACTAACTCGCCCTCTTGTTGCTCAATCCTAGCTAACTGTTCCTCCCAATTATCAGGTGTTACAACGATCCACTGCGGTTGTTTAAGATCAATCTCTCTAGGCATGATAGGTTGTACGATTGTACGCTCTATCGGTTTTGCAGTTATTTGTATTGGATTAGTTGGAAGTAGGCTGCAACTGTAAGCCATCATCAAGACCATCAACATCACTGCTGATTTGTTCAATATCTTCCATGATATGTTTTGTGCCATTGTTTATTTTCCTCTCCATTTCAACTGGATCAGCAAGTATTT